GGGGGTAGGCAAAAACTGCAAAAACCTCATATTTAACAATTTTATAAATATATAGTATTATATTTCAATGACTTATAATGAGCGAGTTTTTGCAGAAAACAGAGTCAAAAACCTAGGTTATTGACTGCAATAACCTCCCGATTTTTAGTTTTTGCGGAGGCAATAACCTAGTTATTGCTTAGTTATTGACTGGTTTTTGCAACCACTACACTTGAGGGCATACAGGTTTGTATTCATAACGTTAATCGGTACCGTCATCCGGGCCACTCATCACGGCTTGAAGCGCCGGTAAGTTCACTTTCAATCCGCATCTGGTCCTGCACACAAATAACTTGACTTGCATGCATTCTGCAGTACAATAAAGATAATGAGCAAGGAGGTTACTATGACTGCACAAACAACACTACAAGCCAGGCTTGATCCTGAAAGCAAAAACCTGATTGAAGAAGCAGCACGGCTACGCCATGTTGGTTTATCCGATTACATCCGGCTTGTTCTTGTACCGACAGCCAGAAAAGAAGTACTGGAAGCCAAGCAGCAGGTGTTGCATCTGACCGCAACGGAACAGGAGAAGTTCTGGGAAGCGTTACGATCCCCGGCGAAACCAACGAAAGCCCAAAAGAAACTCGCTTCATTGATGAAAGGCAAGTAAATAAACAATGCCTGTTATTTTCCCCGAAGGATTTTCTATTGCCGAGTTGCAGAAATCACATAAACGCAATGCGTTCATTTCAGGTGAGCAGGAAGTTGATGATTGGCTGAAATCACACGCCAGACAAGCACAGAGCAAACGCCTTTCCGTAACCCGTGTTCTTCTTGACCATTCAGAAAACATTGCCGGTTATTACACATTAGCCATGGGACAGGTTAATTTTGACGAACTTCCCCATGAGATTTCGCGCAAGCTTCCTGATACTTTGATGCCGATAATTACTCTCGCTTGGCTTGGTATTGATAAATCCTATCAGGGGCAGGGACTCGGCGAGAAGCTTTTGGCTCAAGCTCTGAAGGATTGCCATAACACTGGTCTGCAGATCCCGTTCATCGCTGTGATTCTTGATTGCCTCAACAAATCAGCCAAATCCTTTTATCAGAAATATGATTTTGCGGAATTACCCGGACATCCGATGAAGCTGATGCTACCATGGAAACTGCTTGATAAAATGGCTGCCGAGTAAAGCAGTATAGTCTCAAATTAAATCCTTATTGTTTTGATTATTTGCTGTATGGGATACTCGTGCGTGACACTTTTGCATCCACTAAATTTTGAGGACACGCAGGTTTCTATTCACGGCATCAACCGATATCTCCATCCCGGTCTTCCACCACGGCTTGAAACACCAGTGAGTTCACATTCAATTCGCATCTGATCCTGAAGGGATTCCCGAACATCCTTATGATCTTTGGTATTCCATGGAAGCCTGCGGTTGATATGCCAGAACGGCACCCATTCCTGAAAGCGTTTGGTTTTATGTGCGTCAGTCAGCACTCGAACCAACTCTTTACATTTAGCTTCAAAGTCATTAGTGCTGACATGAGTCTGCGCCATAAACAACATACGTCGGGTCTGGTGAATCACAAGCTGCGATGCCCAAACGGCAGCATTCTTTCCGATCAGCGGATTTACGTGATCTTCGCTTACGGCATAGATCAAGGCGAGCTTGCGGACGTGTTCATTTACACGCCCCCAGACAGTGGCCGCTGTCTCATCATCAAGGTCTTCCGTAATACCATACTCGTGATCCACTTCCTTGCGCAGATTGACAAGGATATTTCTGGCATCACCAGTGTGATCAACAATGGCAGGAACAGGATGCCAATCAAATAGATTACCACCCGGTTTGCCCGGACGGAAATCACGCCACCATTTGGCTGTTTCCAGAATTGCCACCGGAATCTCCCGGATAGATGGCTCTTGTCCCTGCGGACGTTTACCAGATTCAAGAATCATCATACGGGCAAAGAAACCATTCGATAGCATGCGGGTAGACAACGCGCCATAATAATGCCGTGGAATTGCAGTCCCGAAAATTGTCAGGCAAGGCTGATCAATGGCGGAAGCAGCATCCTTACCAGCTTTTCTGCGCATAGGAAGAACGCTGTTGGATGCGGAATATAACGTAAGTAGAGTTCCCATGATATTTTCATAACGGGCTTCTTTATCCTGCTTGATCATCTGAAGCATGGTGTCAATTTCATCGGTCTGAAAAAGCATACATGGGGTGAGAAACAACGCATCCTCAATGCCCTCACCAGATGCAAACCGGTCACCAAGGCAATCAGCAAGCCCAGCTTCATGAATGATGCGGGTGTTAACCTTACGCGGCCAATCCTTACCGGCAGCAGAATGGGCCAGCCCGAGCAGATAAAGATTGGTGCGGTTGTCACCGGGATCACGGACTTTACGGCCTGCCAGAAACGCCTGCAGCGATATTGCGCCGCAGAACGCCATGACGAGATTTGGATAAGGCGCGGTCTCAAGGGTAAAGTCCATAACTCGTGAAACGAAACCAGGAATGTGAAGCAATTTTTCAGGAACTGGTCCGGGATCTTTCTGATCACTTTCCGGCTCTGTATTATTCTGATTGTCTATCTCAGAGGGTAATATTAGCACTGGCTTCTTTGGGATAGTAATGATTGGTTTCGGCGGCTCTTTCAGTTCTCGAAGTTCTTTCCAGCCATAATCCCGGCAACCGTTATGATGGCACTTGAAGGCAATGGCACCGGATGCCTGTTCAATCAGGACAGCACTTTTATTGGTGTGCGATTCATTGAACGGGCAGACAGGAAAAATCCATTTACGCCCTCCCTGCCAATCTGACGGGCCTAGTATGTCTGGGCAATACTTAATGATCCAGTCATCAATATTAAATGTGCTGGTGCGTACCGGTGCAGGACCGGCAATTGCCGAGAGGTTAACAGTTGGCTTTGCTTTTTTCATGGCATTGGCGGCTACTTGCTCAAGCTGTTCTTTGGTGACAATGTCTAACGTTTCCGGCATGTCGATTACTGTTGCCAGACGGTGCGGACGGTCGGCTGTATGATCGCCACGACAATTGAGTGTTCCGGGTAATCTCCACAAACGGGACGGATTACAGACCGACTGGTCGACTTCCACCTTGCCGTTATTGAGCATAGCCAGAGAAGCAAGAACACGTTTAACAAGTTCATGGTCATTTATTGGTAGGTCAATGCGGTACATCAGCTGCGCACCATTACCGGAATCGCAATATAGCGGTTGCGGCCAGTTTACTGATGTAAGGCCGTTGCGGATTTTCTTTGCCATCGCATGGGCAAGCTCATGCTCCGCATCGGTAGAAGATATTCCTGAAGGCCGCACGGGATCGCAGTCGATTAAAAGCCAACGACGCGAGAGAATTTCAGTATCCTTGGTAGAAGGATCACGCCCCGCGTCTTTCATGCGGTTAGCAGCCCGTGCCAGTAACTCAGGCATCACCGGGTTCGGCGTGTAATAAATCCCCTTGGCAAACAGAAATCGGTTCAGTTCCTGCCCGACACAGTCGATGTGGTCATAATCAAAGTAGCCGATCTCCGTATGCGGACGGCGATTGCCCTGCACGGAAGCTTCCAGTGCACGGATCTCGAACACATCACCGGGCGAGAATATCTGTTTCAATACTGTCGCCACGGCTAGGGGATCAGGACAAACTTTACTCATAAAAGTAGCATGCCTTAAAATGGAATAAGATCATCGTCATCAAAAGTCAGATCGGAATCATCGCTGTACGCTGGTGCTGCAGTGAAAGAAAAGTCCTCATCGTCCCAACTGTCCTCACGGCGAATACGAGCCAGGCGCTCCTCTTCGGATTCCACCGTTACTGGTGCAGGCTTATCACCAAGCTCATATTTAACAACCCTGTCAAACTGATCACCGGATACAGACTTTACCGTAATTCGTATCGCTGTTGCCAACCCACCAGCTTCCGCGACTGCCACAGCATCAGCCGCAGTATCCGGTAGAGGCATATCAGTCCGGGCAAGCCACCACTTTACAAATTTGCCTCTGGCGTAACCGGTGTGTTCCGGACAAAGCCATTCAGAGAACTTTTCCGTAATGGAAACGTAATAATCAACCCGCAGGGTTTTGGGATAGTTTTCATCCGCGCCACGTTTATGGTGAACGGTATAGCTGATATGCTGTACATCATATTCTTCAATGGTCGTTTCACCGGAAAGTACAGCCACGTTTCCAGCATGTGCTGCGTGCTGTGCTTCCTGCCGGGGGAATTCATGGCCGCAATGAGGGCATACCGTATATCCGGCGTGGATAATTGCCAGACAATTTTCACAAACCTTTGCAGGTGCTTCGCCTTTACCTTTTGGGCGATCACCAGCTCTTATCATATCCACCGGACCATGGCGTACTATGTTGTCAGCGTAATCCAGAACAAGGCAATTCTCTTTTGACGGATGAATTCTGAAACCGCGTCCAAGCATCTGGTAATAAAGTCCCGGTGAAGCGGTAGGCCGTAGCATGGCCACGCAATCAATGCGCGGTGCATCAAAACCGGTAGTCAGCACGTTTACATTGCATAGATAGTTGAGAGGTTCGATTGGCTTTTCAGGCTCAATAAATAGGGTCGACTGTTTTTCCTGTTCCGCTTCCAGTTCGTCCGGACCTTTAAAGCGCCGGATTATTTTATCTCTCAACGAAACTGGAGTACTGCCAGTTATAAAGCCGCATTCAATGCCATGCTCTTCCTTGAATACTCTGACTATATGATCACCGTGTTTGATCCCTGCTGCAAAGATCAGGCAGGCGTTACGGTCTGCTGTAAGCTCCACGATCTCACCGACTGCGGATTTCACCAGTGCGTCGGTATCCATCAGAGATTCTGTTTCATTGGTCAAGAATTCACCGGCACGGATATGTAGCCCTGATGTATCAGCCCTCATTTTGCCAGCTTTACTGATAAGTGGGGAGAGAAATCCCTGGTCGATCAATTCCCGTACGCCGATCTCATAACAGATGGTATTGAGGATGTTCTTCTCGCCACAGATGTCACCCGTGCTCATGCGGTAAGGCGTGGCAGTAAGTCCTACCACCCGCAAGCCGGGATTCCTGCGCAGCATTTCGGCAAGAAAACTGCGGTACATCCCTTCACTACTGTTAAGACCACGATCGGGCGGGATCAGATGCACTTCATCAACAACAACAAGATTGAATACACCTAATTCATGAATACGACGGTAAACAGACTGGATACCAGCCGCAATTACCGGCTTATCCGTTTCTTTGGATTTCAAACCGGCAGAATAGATTCCGACCATATTCGTTCCAAGAAGCCGAATAAGCTTAACAGCATTCTGCTCGACCAGTTCTTTAACGTGGGTCAGCACCAGAGCCCGTCAATGCCATGTCTGCACCGCTTCACGGCAGATTTCAGCCAGTACATGACTTTTGCCGCCAGCTGTCGGGATCACCACGCAGGGGTTGTCATCATGGGTGCGCAGATATTTCCAAACGGAGTCTACAGCATCGCGCTGGTAGTAACGCAGGGACATCACGATATCTCCACATCCAGCAACAATTTTGCGGCAGCGAGGAAATAGTACTCCGCTTCTTTGGGTGTTTGCGAGATATGCAGTCGGAGATATTTGGGCACTTTGGGATAACACTCAGTCCAGTTATCAATCGGCGGATTATCAAAAAGCGTTTCCGCTTCTGCTACCAGCATAATCTGATCAGACAGTTTGATGGCATCAAAATCCACGTCCGAGGTGTCAACGCAGAATCTCTGCAATATGACAGAAGATATACACTTTTCCATGTCGCTGATTGCAGGAAGCATTTTCTTGAGTGGCGTAACCACATCACCCAAATACGATTCAGCAGAATCATGAAGCAGCCCGGCTTGAATAGTCGGGATACTATGCCCCTCCCACGCAAGCAGCCGTGCAACATTAACACTGTGATCAGCTACAGAATAGAATCTTGATGTATGACCACCAAATCTGCAGGTAAGGGATAGAGCATGCGCAATGTCTTCTATGCAGACAGAATCAGGATCAGGGTTATAGAACTTAAACTTCCTGCCCGAATAAGTTTGGATGAATGAATTTTTCTCAGACATGGCTTTCCTTATTTTCTTGACAAACACAAATTGCGCTGTACAATAACTTGTACATATCTGTTTGTGCTTTGATTTTGAGTGAAAGGCAATTCCAGCCAGCTGTATTGGCTGTTTTTGAGGATACGACTATGGATGCTCTCAGTTACAGTTCAGCCAGGCAGAAGCTGGCTAAGACAATGGACCGGGTGTGCCGTGACCATTCACCAGTAATTATTACCCGTCAAAAGAGTGAATCGGTTGTGATCATGAGTCTGGAAGATTACGAGGCTCTTGAGGAGACGGCGCATCTGTTGCGTTCGCCGAAGAATGCCAAGCGTCTACTGGAATCTGTTGCACAGCTTGAAAGCGGTAAGGGTAAAAAGCGGAGTCTGGCAGAGTGAACCTGATCTTTTCAGACAACGCTTGGGAGGATTATCAGTTCTGGCTGAAGACGGATAAGGCCATTCTCAAGCGCATCAATTCCCTGATTAAAGAAATTCAGCGCACACCCTTTGAAGGTACAGGAAAGCCCGAGCCGCTTCGCCACGCACTGGCCGGATATTGGTCAAGACGGATTACGCAGGAACATCGGCTTATCTATAAAGTAACCGATAATGGCCTGTTTATTGCCCAGCTTCGTTACCACTATTAAACTCGCACTTCCTGACCGTCGGGTAGAATTGCGAAGTTCCCTTTAATGTCTACCGGGAAAAGCGTATCGGAGTGACGTCCCAAGTAGCCGATCAGAAAACCGTTTGTCCATTCCACTGGCCTGCCGGTACCGTATAGCGGAACGGGATTACAGAGGCATCCGCAATTAACCGCCCGGATGGTATCACCGCCATAGATGCTCTGGTGGCAAACAAGGCTTAAACGATGCGTATGGCCAAAAAGGACACTACGCCCTTGGGACATTTGCAGGTGACGACGGTCAGCGTTTACAGCATAACTCCAACCGTGCACAGCAATAATCCTTGAATTTATCTTGTAGTGTGGATACCGCCCATCGGTGCTTCCATAGGGGACGTAGGTACAACGCTTGCGGTTCTTCATTAGCTGAATGCGCGGGGCCAGCATATTGTACGCGCCACGTCCTTCCGTATGCTGCGCAGCCCAGCGGTCCAGCCGGTATTCATGATTACCTTCAATTAGAATGGTTCTCTCACTGGTATGCGCCTGCACGTAATCAATCAGTTCATTGGCCAGTCGCAGATCACCTTCGTAATCGGTCTCGGGAACCCCAAACGTAGGTGGGTGTTGAGAAAACTGACCACAATCCAGCAAATCCCCAAGGGAAACACTGATATCCGGCTTGATGTGCGAGACAGTTTTCTTGAAGATCTCTATCGCCACCGAATTCATTACCGGAATATGGCAATCGGTAAAAACCATCAGCTTTTTTGCCATAGTGAGATCTCCGGTTTAACAGGGCACAAGTGAATTGGTGGGAGGGTTAAAACGATCATGAATGCGGCTTACCATTACAATTATCTTGCCATGCTCAAGCGGTTCTCGCATCCAGGCTTCCATATGCTTAACCTGTGAATCATCCTCATACAACCCGGCATCGGTTAACGCGTCCCACACAGCTTTTTGAATATTGTCCAGATCCCGTCTGCGCCGGTCCGGTGGATAAGCATCCATGATCAAGGATACATCGCCGATAAAAGGATCAACTCGGGCGGTTCGCACAATGCCCAATACGATCTGCTTATATCGTTTACCCTCCTCTGAAAGGTACATATGGTGATTGCCCATCCGCCAGTAATGATTGATCGACGGCGGGTATGGCAGTTCAAGAATGATCATTTTCGCTTCCTTTCAACTACCATTCGTAACTCGGACTCGGTAACGAAAATCCCGTTATATCGGATCAGCGGAGCGATGCCGTCATTGATCGCCAGTTCCACCAGTGCCTCAGAGTCCTCAATTTCTCCTTTGCGGAGTGCCGCAAGAGATTTTTCTGTAAAAGACAAATTACAGGACATGAGGTATGATTTGACCGTTTTACAGTGGGGGCAGTTTTCAACACTCCAGATTTCGATATCAGGCATGTGCTATTTCTCCATTTGGCAGGATTACCGAATGAATGAAGCGGCCATAGCTGCACTCATTATCCTGCACAAGCTTCGCCACTGTCTGGTACATATCAGCCGGAATGTCGGTCAATTTCTCAACCAGTTCACGCATACATGGAACAGGCTCTTTGGAGAAAATAAGGACATTTTCTACGATTCGCTGGCCGTCTTCATTCTCCCGATATTGCACAGCTATATTTTCCGGAGTGTATGTCACAGATGATGTTGCAGGTTTCAAACCGTTGTGATGCCAGTTCTCTTTACGTCTCCATCCACAGGCAACTTTCAATGTATTTGACATAAGAATTCCTCAAAAATTTGATAAGGAACCCGAGCCACACACCTGTAATGTGAGGAGAAAGACAGAATTATATTTTCAGGGATGGCCCGGATGCCTCCGGGATAGGGGTTACTGATTGGCGGGGTCGTTATTACCCCATGGGGACGGTTTCAGTTCTTCTTCAGGTTCTTCTGTCTGCGGCTTGGGTCTGGCTTCATACTTGGTGATCTCGTTGGACATTTCACCGTTGTCATCACGCTTTTTACAGCTGACGGTAATAACCAGTGGCAGGTTATGCAGTTCTGCCGTATCCACCGGGGTATACACCTCAACCGCATGGCAGATCGCGGACAAATCACGCCGGGCAATCTCCACAGCTGTCGTATTGGCGTTAAAGATATTCAGCCGCTCCCACAACAGGCGTCCCTTATAATCTTCCGATGTCAGGTCAGGGCCACTGGCAAGAATCTGGAAGACCAGCTCGATATATTCACCAGTACCATTCTTTGCAGGCTTTTGTTCCGACTGGGTAATCATCGCCAGATACTTGCCAGCAGGGATCGGATCGAAACCCGAAGACGGATCAACTTCATGCGCGTTAAAATCAATCTGTACCATTTTGAGTATTCCTTTATAAAGTGAGAGTGTGGCATAAATAAGCGCTTGCTAACAATGCGATCAAACATGCTATGTTTGCCGGGGTGTGGGGCGGGAGCCCCACGATATAAATACTATGATGCTTTTTTCTCGGTCTTTTCGGTGAGTTGTTTCATCAGCTCTTTCCAGAGCATGGGGATTTCAAAGGGCAGGCTGTAGCGGTTCTTTGCAACACACGCTGGGCCACCTTCGCAGCGCAGAATACGTTCGCCGCCATTTGCACCGACACCCTTGGCAACTTTGCCATCACCGACATTGGCGTTCTGAATGGCAATGCGGCGGGTTGCAAACAATACCGCGTCCGACCATTCCGTCAGTAATGCGTTGACATGTTTATGCAGACGAGGGGAATGCCGGTCATAGACACCATTTTCCGGATCATTAAAAGGTTCCACCTTGGCATGGGCGATCAGGATAATTACCATGTTGCGCTCCATGCGCAGAGCGTCCAGAATTTCAAGCATCCTGCGAAAACGGTTTGCCGCTTCGATGTAACCCTTGCCGTAACCACCAGCTGCTTTCTCAATGGAATTGACGCCATAGTCCCGGCATACCTCTTCCCAAACAAGGCGCTCCAGCCAGTCGCAGGAATCAATCGCCATCGCGCCGTACTCATGTTTCTCGGTGGAGAGTTCCTTCAGTTGATCCATTACTTCGGTAAATGACATGGCCTGTGGAAAGCGTACGCAATTGATCTCCGACAAGCCGCCCTCAGTATCAATAAAGATCACCCCCGGAATTTGCGCGGCGTAGGTGCTGTTGTGAGTAAGAATGAAATCGTCAGTAACATACAGCGAATCAGGAGCGTCAGTACAGATACAGACACATTCCTCTTCACCAACTTCACGGATTTCTGTGATGGAATTGCGGATTGACCAGATTGGGTTATCCCAGATACCGGGCTTGTTTTCTGTCGCATCAGTAATAATTCCATGTGGCAGGATGGCGTGTACCCGGTGCGTGCCATCCCCGAAGAAAGTCTTGCCCGCATAGGAATACATACCGCGCTGGTCGCCCAGTTTTGCCGAACCTCCGAGGGAACGGATCAGGAAACATAGATCGTTAGCCAGCCACATGCTGAGTGTGCTGAATTCGATCACACCGGGCAGACGTACCGCCTCATCACAGTCGAGCAGACCACGCATAAGTTGTACCCGGTCTTCGATTGATGCGTGCAGATAAGCCTTGGGGATAAATTTCTTGTCCTTCTGGACACCGTCTTTCTTGAGGACTGATAAAATTTCTGTATTCGGATCATCTCCACGGCTGCCGCGCTTACATTGAACCGTAACATCCAGACTGCCGGGGTTGTCTGCATCATTCTCAGATTGGATGATCGTTGCCAAACCACTGAAACATCCATCTCCCAGAAACAGGCCCAGCTGATACGAATCAACCGGCAGTGGTTCTGCAGATTTGTCAAACTCAACCGCACGCACGCGTGGCACATCGTGATTGAGCTTAAAACCTTCAAGCTGAGTATTCTGTATTTCTGACAGCTTGCGAACCTTGGCATCCTGATTGTTGCGGCGCTCCTCATTGGTGCGGGTCAGCCAGAGATGCTCATCACAGCAACGGGTACAGCTGCCATCGCGGAAGGTAACAAGATATACTTTACGCTCGCCCTGCGGGTATACAGCACTGACATTGTATGGCTTTCCGTCTGAGCCGATCACCTTGTCACCCTCGCGGATACTGCCGATGGGAAAAAATCCACCCGGTGTCAGAACTTTGGCGTCTTTCGGTTGTGCCTTACCCACACCCTCACCTCCGTAGATCATCAGGCGCGGCGGCAGACGGTCTTTTCCTTTTTTTACACTACTCAGCTGATTCATTGAAAATCTCCTCTTGAAAGATGAACTGAATTATTGCGGCTGTGTGCCGTTAACTTTTTAAAATGCCCGGCCAATGGGAGGGAAACCAAATGTGCGGTTTATGACCGGGCGGAGGGAATTAGTGAACTCCCGTTAAAGGAAAAGGATCAGATCTTGCTGGAATCAAACGCTTAACGGCTTTCCGGCTCAAATATGCCTGAAGAGCCTTGGCTGAACGCAGATAAGCCTCTGTTCTATTTTTCCGGCTCCGTAAATTGGCATCGCAGATCCAGGAGCAGAGCATCCGTAACGGTCCGAGACGAACCGAGTCAAATTCCATACGAACATATTTGAGTGCTGCCTCTACCAGTGCGTCCCGCTGAACTTCGTCACCGGACAATTGCAGCCACGCCCGACAGAATGTCGCAACCAGAACTGGCGGACAATGACGGTGGGATTTGGCAAAAATTCCTGAAAAGCGGGAAATGGCCGACTTGTAACGCTCATACAGCCGGGAGTAGTCACAGTTGAGTAGCTTGTCAGGATTATTGCAGCCGTAGCGGGTCAGTTGAATGATTGATTGCAGGCGTCTGGCCGAGGTACGCAGAGAAGAACCGAAATCATAGCGCAGAATATCTTGCGGGTTACGGGGACGGCCATTGTCATAGTGACGTGCAGCAGAGCCGGGTACACCTTTGACTACCGTGATCCATTGTCCTTTGCCTGAAAGGACGATGGCGTTGAGACGATGGTTTCCATCCTGCAATTGCCCGCTTTGGCCTATGCATATCGGAGGAAAAATACCCCATTCCCCCCGTTTCATGACTGCTGCATACTGTTCAACTTTCCGTTTATCCAGACCACGGAAATTGGTATGAGTCTGCAGTATTCTTTTTGCCTTCGCCGGTGAGATATACTTTACCTGCAGGCGCATTCCCTTGCAGAATTCCGGCAGTTTGCCGCTGTTGTAATTCTGTACCTCCGCGACGGGTGAGCTTGCCGGATAAGGCCGGGAAATCAGTTTTGCTGTGCTAATCATGAATAGGTCCTCCTTGGACGATGCGGAACAATTGCTGAATTTCCTGCGGGGTAACAGAATCGGTCTGGTGCAGGTGCTGCAATGCGGATTGAAGAATCTCCAGACGGATGTCACGGTTATAGGTTGAAAGTAGGTCGTCAATGACTGAGAGTGCTTTACCGAGCAGGATCTGGTAATCGGTTTGTACGGGAACGGGGGCAGGATTACAGGGAGCCCCGTTTCTGTCGCGGTATTCCCGGACAATCTCCGCCTTTGTTCTGCAGGATTTACCGGCTAAAATCTCATGCCGTTCGGGTTGTGAAAGGGCATCTATAGCAGTGGCATACATGGCATCGCGCTTGATAGTTCTACCTGTCACTCCATAGCTCTGAGCAATTCGGGCTGCTGTAGAAACGAAGGTGACATCGTGTCCCATTCGTTTTTCCGCATTACTGTTTCCCGCCTGCCCACCGACTTCACGTTTCTCCTCGTTGTATCGCCGTCCACGCAGATAGGATTGCCGCTCGGAAGTAAGGTTGCGCCGAGCCAGTTGCAGATCGATCATCCACTGGATCGCTTCATATCGGCTGGTGACGCTTTCTACCACTTCCACCCGGTAAGGGATATCCAGCTTTCTGCACAGATTGAACCGGTTATGACCGTCCAACAAAATATGCCGGTCTTTATCCTGCCACGCCTTGAGCGTATCCATGCAGCCGTCACGTATAAGGGACTCTTCAAGCCGGTTTATCTCTTCCTTGCCCGGTGGCGGTATCAGCTCCTGCAATTCAGGATCAATTATCAGGGCATCCATCAGAGTGCCACCATGGTTCGCAGATCTTCATAGCCAGTTGGCCAGATACCGGTCTGACGGCATTCAAGCAGATAGCGGATCGCCCGTTCATTCTGTGTCTGGCATTTCTCCAGCAAATCGTTATCTACCAGCCAGACACCACAGCGAAAGGGTTCTTTCTTCTCTACTGCAATAAAGTAACAGGGAATTGATTCAGCGTTGCAGCCCATGGCGGTGGACAGGACCGACCGGTAGAACGCTACCTGCCATGGATAGCAGTACTTGAAGCTGTCACTGACAAAGTAATCCAGATCATCAGTAGTCTTCAGATCGCACAACGCGTTGAGGGATGTATTGAACCAGTCCATACGGATCTGGCAGTGAATACCGCAGTATTTGGTGCGCACCACGCCTTCAGCGATTCCTTCAGCCAGAAGACTGCGGGCAATGTCATGGCTGCGTATTGAGGTGTTCATTGCTTCGATGTGATTGCATATGGTGGACGAGATTACTTCCTTTGTCTGGGCCGCAGCCCATTCCTTGTACTTGTCGCTGCTGGCGGTATAGGCTTTACCAGTCCGGCTGTTCTTTGGCGCTTTAGCGTCAGTGGTAAAGTTCTCGTCGAACTTTTCACGCCCCTCAAGGATCAGGCTGTGCGCTGCACGTCCTTCAAGATAAGCCGCGCTGTCATGGTCATGAATCAGGCCTTCCTGCTTTTTGAAATACAACAGTGGGCTTTTACGGAAGTCTGCCAGACGATGGCTGGAAAGATACTCGCCTGCTTTGGCGTGATAGTCGGATGCAGGCTCATGGGTGATGCAGCTCGGGCTATTCATCGTTTCTTCCTTCTAAGAAATGTGTCGACTGTAAATCTCGCGGTAGCACACCACCTAAAATGCAAATAGCGCTTGTCGCGGAAAACGGCAGTGGCAGCATGCCACAAATTTAATTGCTTCTCACAAATCCAGCGGTGGTCCGCATTCTCCCGTCGATTTGTTCTCAGAGTCCACATATTTTCCGGTCATGGGTGATAACTTGCATCGTTCGCATAAAATGCGGGTGTTTTCTCGGGAATTTCAGGTGAAAAGACATCATTATTGGCTGATTTGCTCGATGAGAGTTGAAAACAGTGTGATTTGACAACGCACACCGTATTTTTTTAAGGAAAATGTGGCCTGTGAGTGGACTCTATGTGGACCGTAAAACTGGCATGAAATTTGATAACTATGCGTAATATGCCGTTTGGGGAGGGATTTGATCCATAATTGAGACAATTGGCGTGAAATGGTGCATAATCATAGCGAAATTGGATTTCATTGCCCCTAAAACGCGCCATAGCCCACTCGGTTTTTGCGAGTGGGCTATTTTTCAATTTCTACAGAATAATTTGCGTGGAAAATCGTTTATTGGCTGGAAATATTTATATTATCTTACGATTTGCAGCTTTTGCATCATAGGAAGGTAAATGCTGACTGGATAATAAACACGTCGGTTGATATCTTTTTGAGGCTTGGGCCAGATAATACCGGACGGAGCTCTGTCAGATTCCCAATGCCGTACAGTGTCGATTTTTACGTTAAGAACTATTGCCATCTCTTTACGCGATAGTGTAAGTTCAGTGATAAAGTAATGCTGGGCATGAAAGCTGTGCAGTCGGGATTTGAGAAAGAGGATTTTCTGCCTGCGCGTCATATTGACTGGTACATCGTCCAGCGGATATTCTTTTTCAGCATAAACATCTTGTGCATCCCCGTTAATTTTAGCCTTTGTGGTAAGATGCCAGTCTCGTAAAGCCTGCCTGAAAGCTTCTCGATCATAACAGGAATATTTGAGGAACCGGATAAAACGGGATGTGTTTTCAAAAATCATACTATCAAAGGAAAATAAAACACGCATATATTTCAATCCTGCTTCACGGCAGGTCTGCTCAAAAACGTTTATGAGGGAGGTGAACGGAAAATAGACCGGATCGTAATTCAGGTATATTCTGATAATCCTGAGAGAATTGATATCGCTGCCGGGAACGGCTGTCATTACAGACTGGTTTGGGGTAAGATAATCAAAGTGGTGTATTGCCTGAACCCATTCGTTGTCCACGTCTCCTGCAATTAATAGGGATAGTAGTTCTTCCGGGTTCATCCGTATTGCTTTCATCTCTGCTCGGTTGATGACAAAATAATCGGATTGATTTTTACTATTTTGGTTTTCCCATACCCATTGCATCATGCACATATAATATGCATACAGAAGATCAAGTTGTGTATTTAGCTTCTCACAGCAACCGTGACTTTCGGAGCAGGCAGTCTTCATTAAGCAACTTTTTGCCTCGCATATACAATGTATAACTTTCCAAACAATATTAACACAATATGTAATATAACGGCTTTGAAAGATCAAACTTAAAGGAAAATTGAGACAAAGGGGCTTTTTTATTAAGAATATGCTATTTTAGGGTAAACTTTTTATTTTACTGCTTCGGAAAATAACACATGACATTAACATCTGGGCAGACAAAATGAAGCACCCGCCATGAGAAGACGGGTGCTTCATATATTTAGTTGTGACTTGTTGGTTACATCTTTTGCAAATTATGCTCTTTTATGGTCTAATTTCCAGCCATCATTGCAGCTACGTCTTCATCGGCAGTGGTAATACCTTTTATACCGAATTTTTCAACAAGGACACTGGCAATGCCGGGGGACAGGAAGCCGGGGAGAGTCGGTCCGAGTCGCATATTCTTGAATCCAAGGTGAAGAAGTGCCAGCAGAACCAGCACTGCTTTCTGTTCATACCAGGCAATATCCAGTGAAAGCGGCAACTGGTTAACATCATCAAGTCCGAATGCTTTCTGTAACTCAAGTGCGATAACAGCCAGAGAATAGCTGTCATTACACTGACCTGCATCAAGTACGCGCGGAATACCGCCGATATCCCCGAGATTAAGTTTATTGTAGCGGTATTTGGCGCAACCCGCTGTCAGAATGATTGTATCCTTGGGCAGCTTCTCAGCGACTTCGGTAAAGTAGGAACGTTCCTTGTGGCGTCCATCGCAACCGGCCATAACGACAAAGCGCTTGATTGCGCCAGATTTTACAGCTTCGATTACCTTATCGGCAAGAGCCAGAACCTGCTTGTGCCCAAAGCCGCCGACAATCGTTCCTGTTTCAAGTTCAACAGGCGGCTGGCAGGTTTTAGCGAGTTCGATTATTGCAGAGAAATCTTTATGACCTCCTTCAGGTCTTTCAGGGATCGTTTTCACACCCTCAAAACCGACTGCGCCTGTAGTAAAGACGCGATCCTTATATTCCAGATCCGGCGGTACAAGGCAGTTGGTGGTAAAGAGAACAGGGCCGTTGAATTTCTTGATTTCATCTTTCTGCAACCACCATGAACTGCCGTAGTTGCCGACAAGGTTATCGTATTTCTTAAATGCCGGACGATAATGGGCTGGAAGCATTTCACTGTGTGTGTAGACATCTACGCCGGTGCCTTTGGTCTGTTCAAGCAACTCTTCAAGGTCGACAAGATCATGACCAGAAATAAGAATGCCTGGATTATTCCTTACGCCTAGGTTTACTTCAGACATCTCGGTGTCACCATAATGGGAATTAGCTTCATCAAGGTAAGCCATAACCTTAACCCCGAATTCGCCTGTCTTCATCGTGAGTGCGACCAGTTCATCAGCGGAAATATCAGGGCGTGCAATCTGATCAAGCCCGTACATCAGATACTCAAAGATCTCCTGACCGTCTTTCTTAATTTGATATCCGTGTTCCAAATAGGCAGAGATACCTTTAAGGCCGTACAGTACGAGTGCCTTGAGTGAGCGGATATCTTCGTTTTCAATTTCAAGCCAACCGCCGGTTCCAGATTCCGCTTTGTTGATGATCTCGTCATCATTGGAGGGTGTCCATATTGCCTGTTCCGGGAGAGCATCGATGTTTTCTTTTCCCTGAAGAAAGGTTTTGATATCATCACGGAGTTGAATCGCCTTTTTGATGCCATCGATAAAATCCTGTTTATTGAAATCAGCGTTGGTAATGGTCTGAAACAGTCCCTTGTCTACGAAAAAGGCTGTTTTCTCATCATACCAGCCATGCGCTTTCGCTTTTACCGCGAAGAAGGAAATTCCTTTAAGAGTCCAGATAAAGAGATCCTGCAAATTCGCCACATCCGCTTTTTTGCCACATACTCCCTGCTTCATGGAGCAGCCCTTGTTCATTGCTGTTTCCTGACACTGATGACAAAACATAGCCATGGTTTTCTCCCTTTTCGATCACAGATAAAAAATGTTCCCGTATTTACAACGTTAAGAGTTTACTCTTAATCATGAGGCAGTGATTATAGGATTTCACAAAAACGATTACCTTGACTTAAGTCAAGACAGATGCAGATTTCTGAATATATAAGTACTGGCAATATGCAAGATCTGCCCGATCCGCGCATATTATCAAGTTATAACATGTGTAATAAAAATGAAAGGAAAAAAAATGGAGAATTAAATTCAAAAATAGTAACGGTTACGAATAAACGTTTCTACTGTTTTTGCGCGACAATAATACATGCAGGGCTATGGCTGGGATCATATGCGGAATGGGCATAATCGCCGAAGACATGTTGAACTTCAAAAGAATTTTCACGCAGCAACTCGGCGAAATCCAGTGAATACTTTGGATAAAGGGTATGCTCCCATGAATCAATACGCTGTCCTGCTTGGGTTAATTCTGTTGAGAATATAACGGTGCTGTCCGGACCATTCTTATAATGGCGATAAAAGCAGATATCATTGTGAGCGGTTTTCACCGGAAAATCCATCTCCCCCTCAAGCCGGTATTTGTCCCAGTTTACGGTCTGAAAGATAAGGTATGCCTCCGGCAACAACATAGTATACAGGGCTTGAAGAAAGTGGCCTGTCTTTTCAATAGGTAAATATGAAATGGCATTGCCGATGCAGTACGCACAACCGTACTGGTCTTCGAGTATTTGAATTTCATCAAACGAATAAGGGTAAAAATTCCCTCTACAATGTTTCCTTGCCTCTTCAATCATACCGCTGTCGGTATCAATACCTGTAACATTATGGTTGTCTGATAAGGCATCAACATATTTCCCATCACCGCAGCCGATATCCAGAACTGGCTTATTGTCATCCATATACCCTTTTAGAAAATCAAGGCATATCGGATTGAGAGGAAATAATTCCCGGTAAATGCTGCTTATTGAGTTATACATATCCATTGAAGGGGTACCATTAATTGAACAAAACAATATCTACTCTACATACAACTGGCAGTGGCATTTTGCTGTTTCTCGATACTCAACACATGGGCAGATGTTTTCTTCCGTTTTTGATAATTTACATGGGCAATAATACTCTCCCATCTCAGTTTTCGCCTTCATAAGCCCTGAAGTAATTGCTTTGAAAATTTCGGTGTTCTCAGTATAAACAAATTTAGCAGACATGATAATTTTACCTATCTAATATTATTGATTAAAGAGCAGGCTCTACAGACTTTTTATGGTTGTATAAAAGCTAAGTTTTGCCATTGAAAAATCATAGCAGGATTGATAGCAATCACAGCTAAAACATTTTTGCCATTCTCCCTGATCTACATCTATTTCATGAGATTTTACTGCTATCGGTTGATGCCTTACCGTAACAGAAAAGACCTTGCCGCTATATTTCTTGTTGTACTCAATGTTGCGGATATCAGGAAATATGGTTCCAAAACAATCTTCCACTTTCAGCTCCTCTCAGTCTCAAACCAACTTGCTGATTTTTTACAGATGCCGACCAGCATAAGCATTACTGGAACTTCGATTAAAACCCCGACCACTGTTGCCAGAGCCGCGCCAGATGACAGGCCAAACAGCATTACTGCTGTGGCGATAGCAACCTCAAAGTGGTTGGAAGCACCAATCATGGCTGCCGGTGCAGCGTCTTCATACTTGAGTTTAAGCAACTTGGCTGCAATGTAGCCAAGTGTAAAAATCAATACTGTCTGAATAAATAGGGGAATGGAAATCCAGAGAATGGTAAGCGGATTCGCCAGAATTGTTTCTCCCTTGAAGCTGAACAGCAAAACCAGAGTAAGCAGCAATGCACTGATAGTTACCGGTGTTAAAACATGCAGGAATTTCTCTTTGAACCAATCTTCTCCTTTATGTGAAATGATCCATTTCCGTGAGAAGTATCCGGCGACCAGTGGCAACGCCACATAGATTGCAACAGACAACAGAAGTGCCTGCCACGGTACGGGAAGCTGGCCGACCCCCAAGAGGAATCCTCCTAACACACCATAAAGCACCAACATGGTTAGAGAGTTAATTGCAACCATTACCAGTGTCAGGCCGTCATTACCGCGTGCCAGATATCCCCAGACTAAAACCATCGCCGTGCAGGGAGCAATACCAAGCAGTATGCATCCAGCAAAGTAACTGCGCCAAAGCGGAATCTGAAGCATTTTGACACCGTTCTCTAACACGACAGTCCCTGCTCCATGCTTTGCTCCAACTACAAGGTCAAGACCAAACGGCATTTTAACCAAATCCACAGCTTCAGCCCCAATAAAACCTTTAAGCAGTACACCCAAAAACAGCATGGCAATGGCATACATGGTAAAAGGCTTCACGCACCAGTTGATGAATAGAGTAAGAAAGA